CAGGATCAACAATGCCAGGATCAACAATGCCAGGATCAACAATGCCAGGATCAACAATGCCAGGATCAACAATGCCAGGATCAACAATGCCAGGATCAACAATGCCAGGATCAACAATGCCAGGATCAACAATGTTATTACCATCAGCCCCAACACCATCGACTTCATTTCCAGTATTAGCAACATTGAACTCAAATTCGCTATCATTATCACCGCCCCAAATTGCAGTTATGTAAATATAATTAATAGAAACCCTAATATCTGGGAATGTTGAATGAACTGTAAAGGTGGACCATATTTAACCAATAATGAATGTGTACATGTATATGAAAGTGATATTATAATTTATTTTTATGATAATGTTTATGGTTTATTAATCAACTTATTTTCAAGGATTAAATATCCAATACAAATATAGATATTAGCTAACTGATAAATAATTATAATATAAAATTAATATAATTTAGATCATTTGTTAAACTTTTATTAAATTTTTTAATAATATTTTATCTCGAGTATTAATAATATTATTTTCTAATATTATTTTTATTTGATTTATATGATTAGAATCTAACTGTCTTTTACTATACCAAAAATAAATATCAGAAAAATAAAATTTTTGTTTTAAAATAATATTATCACAATAATTTAATAAATTAGGATTCATTAAATTATAATCAACTAAATTCATAATTAAAAATAAATTATTTTCTCTATATTTATCATCTGTAAAATTATCAATAAATGCAAATTTATTATTTAATTTAATATTCAAATAATTTTTTTTAAATTTTAATTCAATTATACTAAAAAAATATTCTAATGTATAAATATCTGAAATTTTGATCTCGTAAAATTTATTATATATATAAGTAATTATTTTTAAAAATTCTAAATAGATTTTTAAAAATTTTATATCAGTAAGTATTTTAATATAAAATACTTTTTGTACTTCTTCAAATTGTATTTTATCAATCAAACCAATTGTATCAATAAATTCTAAAATTAAATTATTAATATTGTTTTCTGTTAATTTATTTAATATTAGATTAATTTTATTTGAAATATTATGTTTTTTTTCTTGAAGTTTAGGGTTCTTTAAAATATTATTATTTTTTTTTTTCGAGAGTGTAGATTCAAATAATACCATAAATGTTTTTTCAATATCTGGATCTAAATTTAAATTTTCAGCTAAATCTTTAAAAGATAAAAACTTTTTTAAAATTTCACTTGAATAATTATTAAAAATATATTGATCGCTAATATTAATATTAGAAAGCATTAGTTATAAACTAACTATTTTTTTAAATTAAATTAAATTATAAAATATCAAATTAATATTAATGATTAAATTATTATATGATTATATATTATGTTTTTATCAATCGTGGCAAAATATACCAATGGCATTGATTTTATTATATATCGGAATATTAATAATATATTTAAATCATATTCCGCAATACGTTATAATAAAACAAGCACTTAAATAAATTATAACATTTTAATTAAAGTATCAACTGTAATGATATTAATATTATATTGTTTTGCTTTGATAATTTTATCAGTGGGTTTATCTAGTAAATTTTTATGTTTAATAATCAAATAATTTATATTTTTTGACATAGTAGTAACAATTTTAGCACCTTGTTTTTCTAATCTAATTTCTAAATCTTTATCTCGAAAACCGGAAAAAATAATAATTTTATTAGTAAATTTTCCGGTTTGGATTATATCGGTTGATTTTAATTTTATATATTTTTTTATTATATTATAAAAATATATAAATTCTGGAAAATTAGTTACAAATAATGTTGCTGTTTTATCATTCCATCCACTAATTTTTTTTATATTATTAATAAAAACTGTTTGATCCCATTTTTTATAATCAAAAAGTATATTCGGATAATACTGAATTATTTGTTTCATCCGTTCTTCTCCTAAACCATGACCTAATTTATTTGATGCAGCCATTAATATAGGTAAACTTATATTATCTAATTTTTGTTTAAATTCATGTAATAAATTATCTGCTGATTTTTCTCCAAAATTAGCAATATTCAATAATTGTTTTTTTGTTGCTGTTAATATTTTTTCAACTGTAGTCAAACCACTTTCATAAATTTTTCTAAGTGTTTTTTCTCTTAATCCTTTAATTTTTAATGTAGAAAAAAAATGATATAAGTTTTTGATATGTACTTCAATATTAGTATGTATATCATCTAATTGTATATCTATATGAGAAGGGGTCCAATGCCATTTTAATTTAGGTAATTGAGGTTTATTGGATGTGGCGCATTTTAATATAGTTTTAATATAAGGTATAACATCACCACTGCGTATTATTTCAACTTCTGCACCTGGTCCCAAATTATTATCAATAATAAATTTCGCATTAAAACCTGTAGTACGTTTAATAATAACTCCACCAATAGTAATAGGTTTTAATATAATGGTTGGAATAATATAACCATCCTTACTAATATTCCATTCTATATATTCTACGGTAGTTTCTCCTATTTGATCTTCTAATATATCTTTATAAGCAAATGCATATTCAGGATTAAAATTAATATTTCGATTATAATTGGTAGTACTAGTAATAATTATACCATCAATAGGATAACTAGAATTAGCTCTCCTATCTATTAAATGTTTCGATAAATATTTGAAATTAATATCATGTGATATTAATACATTATAAACAAGATTAAATTCCATAGTTTTTATAATATTAAATTGTTTGACTATAGGATAAACAGGATCTATGATTTCATATAATACTAATTCAATGTCTTTGGTTAATTCTGAATTAACTTTTTTACTATTAACAACTCCTACTACTATACTTCTAGAATTTTTGAATTTAGTAGCCCAATAATCTAAAAATGTTTTTTTTTTCATTATTAATTCTCCTCTAAAAGCAATTAAATTTTTTATACCATGAATATTGTGAGAAGTACAATAATTTAATACAGTTTCATATGATGGAATATACGATATATAATTCAATAAATGTGATATATCGGTTCCGCAATTACCATCACCTCGTGTAAACATATTAATCCTATTATTATTATATACCAATAAAGCAGATATCCCATCTAATTTATCAGAAATATTATATGGTGGTTTGTATTTATTTATCCATGAATTAAATTCAGTACTATCCTGATTTGGTCGAATTTTATTCATAGATCCTAACCAATAATCTAAGTTAACTTTATTTCTAATATTTGTAGCTCCTACTGTTTTAAAAATGGAAGAATTCGGATTTTTATATTTTAATATATCTACCAAAGTATCATAAATTTCATCAGAGATAATAGTTTTTGTAGTATTATAATATTTATCAGCTAAATATAAAATTAAATTTTCTAATTCTTCAGTATTTAATGATGTTGCAAAGGTAATTATATCTGTTTTGGGATTTAATAATATCTTAACATTTTTATTCATTGTATAATTATTATTATAATTATTCTTTTATATAATCAATTATTTAATTTATTTTATAAAATAATATATTATGATTGATATTCTAATATTATTTTTTTTTATTTTAATATGCTATTTGATAATAATAAATAATCATCTATTAAATAAATTAAATAATTTATTTAGGGTAAATATATTAAATAATTTTAACGTAACTAAACCAAACTATATCTTTGATTATAATAACGAGTTTTTGGATAAAGTAACATATTCAAAACCAATCTCTAAACCTATAACAACAGAAAATTTAAAATCTAATTCAAATAAAGATGTTTGTGAAAATAATATGAATAATACACACATTAAATCTACAAAATTCATTAATAATTTGAAAAGTTGGTACCCTAATACATATATTGATTCTATTAATATAAACAATAAATCACATTATAAAGCATTTAATAATGATATTTCTGATGAAACTATCATGATAAATACAGATATTGAAAATTTAGATTTCAAAAAAATAACACAACTAAATATTAATAAACCAATTTCTATAATATATGATAATTTAATAGGTAATTAAATAATTTAGTTTAATGTTGATAAAAAACTTAAGTTTTATTATTAAGATTTATCAAAAAAGATACAGGCTCGTTTTTTAAAATTATTTTCTATATTACTTATAATGAATTTATTAGAACTTTCATTAGTTGAAATTCTTAAAGATAAGGCACCTAAATCTGATGGTCTGTCATCATTATTAAAATCAATAGGTCCGTCTATATTACCAATAGGGGTTGGAGATAGTTTAACTAGATTCCGGTTTAATATTGATGAAAATAATGTACCTACTTTAGGTATACATATTGGTCGAAAAACATTAATTAATGCCTTGACTTTAACACCAAATAAGATTCAAATGAATATTCCATTAATAGGAAAATCAACTTTTTTTTCAGATGATGTGACGATCTCTTCTAGATTATTTGTTAATGAACTTATTGATACTAATAATTTAAATATTAGACAAAGTATGAAAATTCAAGGAAATATTACCGGTCTTTCTAACTTAAATATAAGCGGTACGGCACGAATTTATACTAAGATTCAAACTCAAGAAATTAATACTATAAATGATAATTCTAATTTATTGAGTGAACAATCTTTAAATATTGTAGGTAAATACATTAATATAGGAAACAAAGATTCTTTTATTAATATCCGAGGAACAACAACATATGTTGCAACAACAGAACTGGTTTCAAAAGATAAAACTTTAACCTTAAATTTACAAGATAATAATATAACACCTGTAGATATAGGTAATGATTCGGGTTTTGTCATAGCTGGATTAAATGGCTTTGGTTATATTAAATCATCAAATGATGCTTCTAGATTTTTAATAAAACCCCCTGCATCCAATAATATAAATTATATTGCTGTTGTTGATCTTAATAATAATATGAATGTTTCTGGAACAACCAAATTATTTGATAATACTAGTATTCTATCAAAATTATATGTTTCTGGTGATACAATATTAGTTGGTCATACTAGTTTACTTTCAAGTTTAAATGTAGCAAATACCGCAACATTTCATAAACCAGTTTATAATTTAGCAGATGTTTTTATTAGTGGAAATACAACTTTTGCTAATACTTTATCTTTAGTCAATTTATCTCAAGAAGATAGAAATAAATTAACTAATATTACTGCGGGTACTATTATTTATAATACATCGAGTCAAAAACTTAATATATACAATGGAAATTTATGGTCTGAAATTGGAAATACTGAAGCTCTTCTAATCCATGGAGATACAGTATTAAGTGGTACTACTATAACAAGTAGTTTATTTGTATTTAATGATACTCAATTAAATAATAATGTAACCCTTAATTCAAATTTAAATGTAAGTGGGCAAGCATTTTTTATGGATGATACAATTATTAATACTAATTTATTTGTTAATGATGCCCATATAGTTAATTTAAATGTATCACAAGATACAATATTAAGTGGGAATACTACTTTATTAAATAATCTAAATGTTAATCAAAATGCTAATATTAATGGAAATGCTAATATTGATGGAAATGCTATCATTTCAAGTGATACATCATTATTATCTCATTTATATGTTCAAGATGAAGCTAAATTTAATGATACTATTAGATGCTATAATATTCGATCTATGAGTGATAAATATGATAATGATTTGGCACCTGACCAAAATCTAAACTTATTTGGTCATATTATTAATATAGGTACCAATGATTCGTTTGTTAATATACGAGGTACAACAACATCTGTTGCTAGTAATAATTTGGCCATCATAGATAAAATAATCATATTAAATCAAACCACTAATCCATTATTTCTAGATAATGGCAATACTGCAGGTATTGAAATAAAAGGTTTAAATGGTGATGGTTTTATTAAAACATCTATTGATGCTTCTCGATTTTTAATCAAAACTCCTTTAGAAACAAATACAAATTATATAGCTACATTTGATTTAAATAATAATCTCTTTGTTTCGGGAAATACAATATTAAATAAAAATACAACTATGTTAGCTAGTTTAAATGTTAATAAAACATCTTTATTCAATGATACTATCATTAATAAATCTTTATATATTTCTGGTGTAACATATATTACACAAGATGTATCATTAGGTTCAAATTTAAATATATCAAATGATGTTACTACAGGTCACAATTTAAATATTATTAATAATTTAAATGTATCTAATAATAGTATATTATACGGCCCAACTTCTATACGATCCGATTTAAATATACTAGGAACGACAGTTATAGGTGGAAATATATATTGTCAATCTCAATTTAATAGTTTAGATAAAACATTATTATATAAAAATGTAAGCTTATTATCAAATTTATATATTTCAGGGGCAACTGTTTTAACTGATAATGTTACTATATTAAATAATTTAAATGTAAATAATAAATTTATATGCGATGGTGATTCAACAATTACGGGTGCATTAAATCTTATATCTAAATTATTAATTAATGGAGATGTTATAAATACAGGTGCTACGATATTACAAAAAAATACTACCATAGTTTCTAATCTAAATGTTTCTGGGAATACAATTTTACAAGGTAATTTAAATATATCAGAAAATTCCATTTTACAAGGTAATTCAAGTATATTGGCTAATCTAAATGTTTCTGGAAATACAAATTTACAAGGTAAAACAACATTATTATCTACTTTAGCAATTTCTGGATATAGTATTCATCAGGGAAATACTACCTTTTTGTCTAGTATAAATATTTTGGGTAATTTGTTACTACAAGGAAATACTACCATTTTAACTAATATAAATATTTTTGGAAATTCTATTAATCAAAGAAATTCTACATTTGCATCTGATCTAAATGTTTCAGGTATAACAATTATTCAAGGAAATGTAAGTACAAATGCTAATATAAATGTTTCTGGTAATTTTGTTTTACATGCTAATGCTAACTTATATACAGATTTAAATGTATCTGGTAATGTAAAAATAGATGGTACTTCTACATTAAAATCTAATCTATATATTTCTGGAAATACTATATTAGAAAGTACTGCTAGTATTAATTCAGATTTATATGTTTCTAAAACTATTGTTCCTAACAGAATAGTAATTAATAATAATATAATTGATCAAAATGGAATAACATTATGTAGTCCAATTAGTATTTTAAATACAGCCATTTTAAATACTAAAACCACATTAAATTCTACTTTAAATATTTCAGGTCAAACAACTATTCAAGGAAATACAAATATTGCAGCTAATTTATTTGTATCGAATAATACTACATTACAGGGAAATGTTTATTTATTAAATAATATTGATATTATTGGTAATTCATTATTAGAAGGGAATATAACAAATTTAGGGATTTTACATAGTTTAGGGAATATAATTGCAGATGCAAATACCACATTTAAATCATCTATAATAATTTCTGGTAATACAATAATTTATAATGATGTTACTCTACAATCAAATTTAGATATCTCAGGTACCACTAATATATGGGGTGATTTGATTGTTAATAATACTACACTATTTGAAAAATCAATAACAAGTCAATCTGAATGTATGTTTAATGGACCAGTAAATTTTACAAATGATATATATATTGAACATATCAGACCATTAGAAAATCAAGTATTAAATTTATATGGTGATGTTATTAATATTGGCGATCCTAATACATTTGTTAATATTCAAGGAACTACTACATATGTTAATACTACTCACCTTCAAGTTCAAGATAAATTAATCACGTTAAATATCAATGCTTTGGGAGATGCTTATGATGTAGGTTCATTAAGTGGTATTGAAATTTTGGGATCTGGTTTAAATGGTGATGGTTATATAAAAACTACCGAAACAGCAGAACGATATTATATAAAAGCACCTACAAACAGTTCGACAGCATATATTGCTACGTATGATCTAGATGAAAATTTTAATGTATCCGGATGTTCAATACTACATAATACTGTTAGTGTTATTTCAGCTTTAAACGTATCAGGCAATTGTACTATAAATGAAAGTTCAACATTTTTAGCTAATATAAATATTTCAGGAAATTCAACATTACAAGGAAATTCCACAATATTAGCTAAATTAAATATTTCAGGAAACACAATAATGCAAGGTAATTCAACAAATCTAGCAAGTTTAAATGTTTCTGGAAATACAACTTTACAAGGTAGTTCAACAGTATTAGCTAATTTAAATATTTCAGGAAATTCTATATTACAAGGTAATTCTACTATTTTAGCTAATTTAAATATTTCTGGAAATTCAACTCTACAAAGAAATACTACAGTATTAGCTAATCTATATATTTCAGGTAATTCCACACTTCAAGGAAATACAACGGTATTAGCTAATATTAATATTTCAGGAAATTCTACCTTACAAGGAAGTTCTACAATTTTAGCTAATTTAAATGTTTCAGGAAATTTCACCTTACAAGGGAATACAACAGTATTAGCTAATTTAAATGTTTCTGGAAATACAACTTCACAAGGTAGTTCGACAGTATTAGCTAATCTAAATATTTCAGGGAATTCTACATTACAAGGGAATTCTACAGTATTAGCTAATATAAATATTTCAGGTAATTCGACATTACAAGGAAGTTCTACTATTCTATCTAATTTAAATGTTTCTGGGAATTCTACATTACAAGGAAATTCCACAGTATCAGCTAATATAAATATTTCGGGAAATTCAACATTACAAGGAAGTTCTACAATTCTAGCTAATTTAAATGTTTCAGGAAATTCTACAATTCAAGGAAATACAATGGTATTAGCTAATTTAAATGTTTCGGGAAATACAACTTTACAAGGAAATTCAACAATTTTAGCTAATTTAAATGTTTCAGGGAATTCTACCTTACAAGGAAATATAACAATTTTAGGTAATTTAAATGTTTCAGGAAATTCTATATTACAAGGAAATTCAACAATTTTAGCTAATTTAAATGTTTCTGGAAATACAACTTTACAAGCAAACACAACAATTTTAGCTAATTTAAATATTTCTGGAAATTCAACTCTACAAGGAAATTCCACAATTTTAGCTAATTTAAATATTTCAGGTAATACCAGTATTCAAGGAAACTCAACAATTTTAGCTAATTTAAATATTTCTGGAAATTCAACTCTACAAGGAAATTCAACAATTTTAGCTAATTTAAATATTTCAGGTAATACCAGTATTCAAGGAAACTCAACAATTTTAGCTAATTTAAATGTTTCTGGAAATTCAACATTACAAGGAAATACCACAATTTTAGGTAATTTAAATGTTTCTAGTAATTCAATATTACAAGGAAATTCAACAATTTTAGCTAATTTAAATATTTCTGGAAATTCAATATTACAAGGAAATTCAACAATTTTAGCTAATTTAAATGTTTCAGGAAATTCAATATTACAAGGAAATTCAACAATTTTAGCTAATTTAAATGTTTCAGGAAATTCAATATTACAAGGAAATTCAACAATTTTAGCTAATTTAAATGTTT